GCTTGCTCCGGCTGAAGAAAACATCAACCGTTCATTGAAAAAACAAGCGGAAGTCTATATCGCCAATGACGCCGTTGAAGGTGTTACGCAAATTAGCAAGAAGGACGACCGGATCACTTTGAAAGACACTGAAGGGTTTGATCGTGAAGCAAGAATAAATGATGTCTTAAACCGTGATGAAGGCATGTGGCATTTACTCGTGGGGTGGTAATGGTTCAGTTAACGACAGAAATAGATAAACGTGCGCTTGACCGGGCAATAAAGATTGCTCCGAGAGTCCTGAAGTTTGAGTTAGCCGACGGCATGGATCGTATCGGTAAAGGATTCTTGAAACGGTTCAGGCAACAGCAGTTGCAGGGCCCTCCGGGCGTGCGTGGGGCTTCAGGTCACGGTTTATTCGGCACGTTCAAGCGGGTGTTCTTTGTATCTCCCACTATCGAAGGAATGGGAATCGAGATATTTTCTGATTCAAAGATAGCAAAACTTCATGAGACCGGCGGGACTGTTACGGATCCCGGCGGTGGCAGGCTTGCGGTTCCGCTTTCAGCACGCAAGCAGATGTTTACTGCAAGAGGCAAACTCCGAAGCCGGTATAAACAGCCGAGGGCTTTAAAGAATGTTAAGCGGATGAGGTTTAAGGGCAAAACTTTTCTCGCACGGGTCACTAAACGTGCCCAGAAGATTTTACCCCTTTATGTCCTCAAACGGCAGGTGCGGATTCCACCACGTCTGGGGTTTTACAGGACTTGGGACGGTCTTGGTGATTACAGGATTAATATCCTGAATAATTCAATAGATAAAGCGTTGAGGAAGATTTAATGGAAACAGTAAGAGAGCGAATTTTACAAAATATTAAAACGACCATCGAAGGTGTCACTGTTGCCAACGGGTATAACTTTGATTTTACGCCCGGCACAGTCCAGCGGTGGTCAATGCACGGCAACCGCATGGTTGATATGCCTATGGTTGTTATCAGTCCGGGAGATGAGGACGAATCAAGTTCGCCCCATCCTTACGAAGAATGTCTGCTGTCGGTATACCTCGATATTTTTTACGTTAATGATGAGAATGACCCTGTGCCGACGGATACATATTTAAATAGATTACAGGGAGATATTAAAAAAGCAGTTTTACAGGATACCACTCGTGGCGGTGAAGCGATCGATACCGATGTTCTAGGGACAACGCCGTTTGAGACGACCGAGGCTCAACCGTATGCGGGGATAATCATGGAGATCAGGGTTCGTTACCGCCATTTGCAGACGGATCCAACTGCCAAAAATTAAAGGAGGACGCATATGTCAATGCTTGTAAGAAAACGACAGCTTGCGGCTAAGATCGAATCAGTTGAAGGCGTTGCCGAAACACTTGCGGCTATTGACGCCGGAATACTGGTCAATTTTTCGCCTAAAGCAAATTACGATCCGCAGATGTACCAGCGGGATCCGGTCAGGGCTTCACTTACGAAGATGGGCAAACTCGCAGGGAAACGTTCTGCCGGAATAGATTTTAGTATTGAGCTTAAAGGTTCGGGATCTCTGTCACAGGAGCCTGAATGGGCAGACCTTGTCAGGGCATGCGGGTTTGCTGTTACCGCTTTAAAGAAGATTGCTATCGGGGCGATTACGGACGGACCCTACCAGCATGGAGAGACCGTTACAGGTGACGGTTCCGGTGCTACCGGCAGGGTTGTTATCTCAACCTACACAGGAGCATCCGTTCTCTACATCGTGCCGGTCACAGGTACGCTTCAAAGCGGTGATTTGATTACCGGCGGGACTTCCGGAGCGACAGCAACCGCTTCCGGTGATCCTGAAGAAGCAGGGTTTGAGGTTAAGCCGATCAGCAGTTCCATTGTTTCATTAACTATGGGGCTTTTTGAGGACGGCGTGCGTAAGGTTATCAAAGGGTGCCGTGGGACTGTCAAATTCAGCTTTAAGATCGGCGAACCGGCAATGCTTGATTTCAGTTTCAAAGGTGTTGAGTCAGGTGTTGCGGATATCCCTATGCTTTCAGGGGTAACTTTTGACGCAACGGTACCGCCTGTTCTTCTAAACGCAACTATGTCATGTGACGGCGTTTCGTTAAATATCGGGGAGCTTGAGATTGATGTCGCCAATACGCTCGCTTCAAAAGACAAAATTGACGACGCAAAAGGTGTTCTGTCTTACATGATTACCGGGCGGGATATGCAGGGATCGTTCAATCCTGAAATGGTTCCTGTGGCAACGCATGACTTCTTCACAAAGTGGTTTAACAACACGCCGATGGTTCTCGATCTCGCCTATGGTGAGACTGATGGGAATAAATTCAGGTTCTATGCGCCGAGCATTATCTATAACAAGGTTGATGACGGAGACCGTGACGGTATTCAGCTCGCTCAGACATCTTTTGATTTAACAGGTTCAATGGAACCCGGTGACGATGAACTGGCAATCTTACTAATTTAAAAACAGGAGGTTTTATATGCTTACAGGTATTGATATTAATTCGACAAGACAACATATTTCAAAACTCGATCCGGACAAGAACAATCCGACTGTATTCCATATCGGGTTGCTTGACCCTGTTCTTCGTGCCGAGGTAGACGATGAAAGCAGTTCTTATGAGATGAGTTCAACGAACCCGAATGACAAAGCCAAAGTCAGGCTTAACTGGAATAAACGCCAGATTATGGCGATTAAGTTCGGGCTTAAGGGCATGGATAATTTTCTCGATCCGCAGACACGCAAACCGATTGAGCTTAAGTTTGAGACTATCCATTACGCTGGCAAAATGCGGGATGTTGTTCCCGACCGTGTCATTGCTATGTTCCCGAACGAACTCAGGACTGAACTGTCGGAAGTCATTCTGAACGAGTCGAAACTTTCGGAGGACGAGCAAAAAAACTGATACTGGCGGTTCATTTGGGTGACCTCACCGTGAACTGCCACAGCTGTTTAGGCGGGAGAAAGATTAAATGTGAGTATGAAGTGCCGGGTCAGGAGATCTGGGAGCTTAACGGTCAGCAGTATAGAGGATGCCCTTTCAAAATCGTCAAACGTCAGTCGGCGAATTTTTTAAGGGCATTTCAGTTTTATAAGCAAGGGTATCTTCCTAACGCAGGCACTTGGCTGGATCAGCCAGCGAAATTGATTGACGCATTTGAGGTCATTGATAAGGCGCTTCAGTCTTTGGAGATTGAACGTGAAAAAAGAAGGAACCGGTTTAAGCGATGACGAATAAACAGTTATCAATAATTTTAAAATTGCGGGATGAAGCTTCAAAACGTCTTGAAGGCGTTAAGGGGAACTTGCAGAGGTTCGCCAATTCTTGGAAGAAGAACTGGCTTGCGATCACCGCTTCTGTGACAGCGGCTATCATGGCTCTGCGCAAGGCGTGGGAGCTTATGGAGCTTGGTGCGAAAGTTGAACAGCAGAAGCAGGCTTTTGAGAACCTTGCGTACTCGGTCGGGATGAGTTCGGAGAAGATCATAGCGGATCTTCGCAAGATGTCCGGTGAGACTATGTCGACCGCACAGATCATGGAAAAAGCGTCACAGGCAATGATCTTGGGGATCGACCCTACCAAACTCGCCAAGATGATGGAGATATCCAGAGCTTCTGCCCGGGCGTTCGGGAAAGATGTCGGGTATATGTTCGAGAGTATTGCTATCGGTGTCGGACGCCAGTCAAAACTGATTCTCGATAACTTAGGGATTATTGTCAGTGCCGGAGACGCATACGAAAAGTATGCAAAGTCCATCGGTAAATCCGCAAAAGAATTAACCGAGCATGAACGCAAACAAGCCTTTTTGAATGCCACGCTGGAAGCCGGTGAGCGGATTTTGCAGAAGATAGATACTTCCACAATGACCAAGCTGGAAAAGATGCAGAAGCTGAAGGCTCAGTGGGAAGATTTTGCGGTTAAGGTTGGAGAAGCCCTGTGGCATGTGTTCGGGTTCCTTCAGGCGTTTATGAATCATCTTGTGACAGGCATTTTTACTGTTCTTGAGTTCGGTTCAGCGGCTGTCAAAGGCTTTGTTCAGGGTATCACTAACGCATTGAACGGTCTTTTGAGTATAGGGATTGAGTTCTTCCAGAAGTTGATGGTTCCGCTGATTAAGTTTTATGACTTGCTTGGAAAACTTCCCGGCAATATCGGTGAGACTTACCGTCAGGCTTCTTTAGAGGTCAAAAAGTTTTCAGACAGCCTTGAGGAGAAAAAGATCAAGTTTAATGTCAGCGGTCTTACGCAGGGATTAGATCAGGCTCGGCAGGCGTTCAAACTTGCGGCTGAAGAAAGCGCACGTGACGCTATTGAGCAGTACGATCTTGTGTTTGCTAAGGTTCAGGATACAGGGGTTAAGACGGCAAAGGTTTTGAAAGATGTCGCCGGGCAGATCGGTGAAGGTGCCAAAGAAGCGTCAAAGCAGTTCAGCGCAATGGAAGAATTCGCAAAGCAGTCAGCTCGTAATATGCAGAACGCATTTTCCGAGTTTTTCTTTAAGGCATTTACCGGTGAGCTTCGAAGCGTCAAAGAAGTGTTTGCGGATTTTGGGCGTGCGGTTTTGCAGATGATCTCGAATATTCTGGCAAAGCTGTTGCTTATCAAGATGTTTACCGCAATGGCCGGTTCCAGCGGACAAATTTTCGGTGTGCCTGTCGGCTCTTTGTTCCACCGTGGCGGGATGGTCAAAAAACATCAAGGCGGTTTAATAAGGGCTCACAACGGTCTTGCTCCGGATGAGGTTCCAATTATCGCACAGACCGGTGAAGGTGTTCTTTCCCGCAGGGGCATGGGCGCTTTGGGCGGATCAGATAACCTCAGGGCGTTAAACCGTGGCGAAGGAATCGGCGGTGGTGTGACTATCAACGTGAATCAGGTTATTCAGGCTTGGGACGCACAGGACGTCTGGCGTAACCGCAGGATGCTTTCAAACGCTATTGCGGATGACATTTATAACAACGGAAAAATAAGGTCAGTTATCAGGAATTACGCATGAGTGAATTTACAAGTTTACCAGATTTTGTTTTTGAAGAAACGCTTGAGTACAAGACTCTGGTTTCGGAGTTTGACAACGGCGTTGAACAGAGACGGCGTAAATGGGAAAACCCCATACGCAAGTGGAGGCTCAGGTTTAAGAACCGCACTAAAGCTGATATGCAGACGGTGCGTGACTTCTTTGCCGGCAAGTATGGATCGTTCACGGCGTTCACATGGACGAATCCGAATGATTCAGTTGAGTACACTGTCAGGTTTTCTGGCGATAGTTTTAAATTTACGATGAAGGCTCACGAAGTCTATGACTTTGAGTTTGATTTGATTGAGGTGAAGTAATGCCGAGAGACGTTAACGCAACATTTAAAGCCGAGAAAGCTAAAAAGGAAAATGCCCCGATATTCCTTTACGTTCTGAAGGAATACAACGGAGCCGATGACCTTAACTTTGCCGGGTTCGATCAGGATGTAACTTTTGCCGGAACTGTTTACACAAGGTTCCCTATTAAACACGAGTTTGTTGCGGAAAACAATCAGGGTCAGATCGATCAGGTGAAAATCACGCTGGCGAACGTTTCAAGGCTTATTGAGCTTTACCTCGAGCAGTATGACTTTCGTGGCAAGAAGGTCATTATCAGAACCGTTTGGGCGGATCAATTATCTGATCCCGATGCGTATATAGATGACGTTTTTTATATCGACAATTACACAGCGGATCAGAGCAATGTTGAGTTTACGCTTACGGGAAAGTTTGACGTGCTGGGAGTTGATTTACCGGCTCGCAGATACGCAAGGAATTATTGTGTGTGGAAATTTAAATCCGCAGAGTGCGGATACGCAGGAGCAGAATTAACATGCGACAAAACACAACAGAGATGCAAGCAGTTGGAGAATTACCAGAGGTTCGGCGGTTTTCCTTCGGTGCCGACACGACGGATTTACATCATGTAGAGAAGCTGATTGTCGAGAAGTACCTCGGTATTCCCTATAAGCACAGGGGCAGGACGCTGGACGGTCTTGACTGCTGGGGGTTCCTGAAGCTGGTGTATGCCGATCTCGGGTTCAGGCTTTTTGATATTGAGAATCTCGAGTATGAGAAAGTCTGGGGGCTTCGTGGCAAAGATTACTTCAGAGAAAATTATGAGAACGACTGGCAAAAAGTTTCAAGCCCTGATGTTCTCGATGGCGTGCTGTTTGTGAATTCACGGGGCGTTGCCAATCATGCGGGTGTTGTGTTTAAGAACAGGAAGTTTATCCACTGTTGCCGTCAGGGTGTTGTGGTTTCAAGGCTTGATGATGAGAGCTGGAATAAAAAGATTGAGGGCTTTTACAGGTTAAGGAACAGGAAATGGTAGTTATACGGAATATAGACAATCCATTCAAACTGGAAGACGCACAGGTCAAGGAGCTTGACTTCTCAAGGGAGAAGTCTTTGCGTTCGTTTCTTGATGAGTCAGGGTTTGATTATAAAGACAAACGTGTCATCGTTTCGGGCAAACGCATAAACGATCTTGATTCTAAACTTGAAAACGGAGACGAGATTACTGTTATTCCCGAAGTGCAGGCTCCGGTTGTCGCTGTGATCTCTGCGATAGTGTCAGCCGTTTGGGCTTATGCGGTCGCACACCCTTTTCTGTTTACATTCTTTGTGCTGTCGATGGGGTATTCCATCTACCAGTACATGAATCAGCCGAGAATGCCTGATTTCAATCTCGGAAGCGGACCCGCTGGCGGGCTTGATGAAGGATCGCCTACTTACGGCTGGGACGGCGTACAGACTATACAGGAGGTGGGAGTTCCTGTTGCTGTTGTGTACGGCGAGCATAAAATCGGCGGGAATATTATCAATCAGTTTCTTCATGACGATGGTGACAAGAATTATTTAAATGTTCTTCTCGCCCTTTGTGAAGGTGAAATCGAATCTATCGGGAATATCGAGATAAACAGTAACCCTATCGGCAATTTCGGGGCGGTGCTAATACCCAAACAATCATTCCGAATTTCGAGGATCTGCATAACCTTTACCCGGTTAATGTGAACCTTACGAAAGACAATCCTCATGTTTATACCACTGTTGATTCGGATGTTGAGGCTTTCGAGATTCATTTAAGGCTTGGCAATGGTCTTTACCAGCAGAGCGGTGGCGGAGGTATTTCAAGCTGGAGCGTGAGCTACAGGGTTGAATATAAACTTCACACGGACCCGGATTATACCGATCTCGGGGAAACTACAATCTCGGCAAAATCACGGTCAACGGTCAGGCGCATATTCCGCAAAGAAGGTCTTGTTCCCGGTCAGTACGATATCCGTGTGACAAGGACAACAGATGACTCGTCTTTGGATCCGCTCAAGCAAGGCGATCTGATGTGGTTCCAGTTGGATGAAATCAAGACAGATGACCTGAGGTATCCAAACACTGCCCTTTTGGGACTTAAACTTTTGGCAACGGATCAGCTTTCGGGGTCTATGCCAAACATCACCTGTGTTGTAAAGGGGCGAAAAGTGTCAGCTCCGGATGTGCGTAACGCAGGAGTTCCGGTTAACTGGGAAGATTATTACTGGGATGGTTCGGATTACCGTTTGCTTCTTGATGACACCCTGCTCGACTGGGACGGATCCACTTATGTGAATCAGTATTGCGCCAATCCTGTATGGTGCCTGAAAGATTTTATTACAAACAGCCGGTACGGTTTGGGCGAGTTTATATCCCCTGCAAATTTGGATAACGCTTCGCTGTTAGAAATGAGCCAGTATTGCGAGGAGAGGGTTCCTGATGGTCAGGGCAGTTTTGAGAAACGTTTCAGGATGGATGTTGTTATCGATTCAAACACTAAAGCGCTTGATATGCTTATCCAGCTTTGCGCCACGTTCAACGCTATGCCTGTTTACAGCGCAGGCGGTCTGTCTTTCAAGATTGATAAGGAAGCAAACCCAACCCAGCTTTTCGGTATGGGAAATATTATCAAAGATACTTTTGCCCAGAGCTGGAAAACGCTCAAGGAGATTCCGAATGTTATCGAGATCCAGTTTATGGATAAAGATAAAGGCTACCGTCAGGAGACGGTTTCTTATATCGATGAAGATTCCCTATCATCGGGTGAGCCTATGCGTAAGAGCCAGATCAGGCTTTTTACGACACGCACAAGCTATGCGATCAGAGCGGCTCGATATGCTTTAAAGGTCGCACGGTATATCAATCGTTCAATCAGCTTTAAGACGGGTATTGACGCTATCGCCTGTCAGGCTGGGGATATTATTTCGATTTCGCACGATGTTCCGCAGTGGGGGTTTTCAGGCAGAGTCCAGCCGGACTCAACAACTACGCTTGTGAAACTTGACCGCACGATGGTTATTGAGGACGGCAAGTCATACATGATTCAGGTCAGGTTCGCTGATGATTCGATTGAGGAGAAACTTATTACTTCCCCGACCGGCGAATATACAGAAGTGGAATGCGAAGCGTTCAGCAATCCACCGCAGGCTTATGACGTATACGCTATCGGTGAGACCAACAAGGTCAAAAAAGATTTCCGTGTTGTATCTATCCAGCGTGAAGGCACTAACGAATGCCAGATACAGGCTCTTGAATATAACGAGAATGTTTATGACGATTCAGACATCATTCTTCCGAATAACAACTATTCTTCATTATCCTCGGAGATTCCGAATGTTGAAAACCTCAATTTGACCGAGGCTTTGATTAAGAAAGCAGACGGAACAATCGAGAACGCAATTGATGTCTGGTTCGATAAACCGAACGCCGCTTCTTATTATGTCAAGACGTATGCCCGGGCAAAGATTTATATAAGTGACAACGGTGGATCCAGCTGGGGCTTCAGGGGAGAGACCACCGGCACGCATTTTCAGATACTCGGCGACATTATTGATGATTACACCTACAAAGTCCGGGTTGTTTCCGTTGCGGATAACGGCGAAGAAGGAGATTTTGAAACCTCGCCTACCCAGGAGATCACCATTGTCGGTAAATCCGCACCACCTTCAGACGTTACTTCATTCTTGGTTAATCAAAACAGAGACATGCTTTATTTCGGCTGGACTGCGATCAGCGATGTTGACGTCTGGGGTTATGAGATCAGGCGTGGGATTGATTGGG